CGCGCAGAAGCAAGTCGCCAAGCTCGCCGGGAACGATCCGCTGGCCTTGCTGGTCAATGGCGATGCCACCGAAGGCATCCACCACCGCTCGCCCGAAGTTGTTGCCAGCTTAATCGAACATCATTGCCAGATGGCGGCTGTGGCCTTGAAGCCGTGGGCCGATCGTGCCGTCAAAACCTACGTCACGCGCGGCACTGAGTGCCACACGCACGATGTGGAAAGCTACCTCGCCCGCCTGCTCGGCGCGGAAGACGGCAAGGCCCGCGACAAGTGGCTGCTTTCCATCGCAGGGTGCCAAGTGGACGCCGCGCACCACATCGGCACCACGGCCCGCACCTACCTTGAAGCCTCCCTGCTTTCCATTGTGTTGGGCAACGCTCGCCTGAACAGCGTCCGCGCCGGGCATCCCGTGTCGCAAGTCTATCTCCGCGCTCACCGTCATTGCGGTGGCGTCTATTCGGACGGCAGCGGCCTCATGGCTGTCACAGGCGCTTGGCAGTTCCTCACGCGCCACGGCCACAAGGTTGTCGGTGACGCCATCCCCCGCCCTTCCGTGCTGGTCTTGGATTGGCGCGACAAGCCAGACGGTTCCCTGCCTACGCCACACCACATCTTTTTCAACGCGCCAGCGCCAGAAATTGCCGAGGTATGAAAGAAAAACTCAAAGACAAATACCACGACTGCGGCCACCGCCCGCGCAACACGGACAAGCGCAAGCGGACGGCCAAGGTTAAGCCACCAACGCAAAACGACATACAGCAGCCAACAGGCACAAAAGCCCAAACGGCTGGCCAAGGTTGGGAGTGTTTTCGCTGCCACAGGATTAACGCACCCTTTGTCCAGCAATGCAGTTGCAGCGGCTATTTCACTACAACGTATCCCAACACGCCGCCGCATTGGCCTTGGTGGAAGCAGTATGAAATCACCTGTGCTTCAAGCGCCACACACGACCCCCGTGTTGTTTGTTATGCGTCAATCTAAGCTCACCGCCGAGCAGATCGAAGAAGCAGCATGGGCCGCAGCCCTGCGTGCCCCCGCCGTGACGGACGTAGTTCCGCCCGGCTGGTTTACCACCAAACAACTTGCCGACAAACTAAACAAGACGCGGCCAACGATGGCCCGCCTGCTCGCCGATGCCGTAGCGGCTGGCCGCTGCGAGGTGCAAAAATTCCGCGTGAGCGTGGGAAGTTTTTCGCGGGCGACTCCGCACTATCGACCGCGATGAAAAAGCCCGCCAAAGGCCAACGTCGGCGCAAGAAACCAGCGCCCACAATGCGCTTCAAGCTCGACGGCCAATGGTGGCGCGTCCGGGTGGAGCGTCCGCCTGACAAGGAAAAGCTCGACGGCCTGTGCCACTACAAGAAACGCACCGTGTGGCTAAACCCCGAAGCGGTGAAAGGCGACTTGCTCGGCATCGTCACGCACGAATTAACGCACGCCTGCATCCCGCCGACTGACGAGACGCACGTTCGGGACTTGGAGCGGCTGGTCTGTGCGGTGGTTCGGTGGGCGGCGACGAGATGCAACGATGGCAAGATCAGCATTGGCCGTCACAAAGCATCCTGACTTTTCGTGACCTTCTGGCCCTTGCTCGCCTCAACCATGCTCTACGTCCTCACGGCGGCGGGCTTTCTCCGCGACGGCAACGGGCCGATGGCCGTGGCGTTCGGCGGGTATGCCCTGGCGAATGTCGGCTTCCTTTGGCTGACTTGGCGATGAATCCCTAAATCTTCGACACGTCCCGGCAACGTGTCGATGGCATCGACGTATTAGGCAAGCAGCATGGCTAAACGTCTGAACAAACGCCACAGGCAGAGCCGTCCCGCAGGACGATTCGGCGCGTGCCGCTCGACGTAGCCGATGCCGCCATACGGGCCATAGACAAGGCCGCTGTCGGTAGATCGGTGCATAGGTGTCCTCCTTTCATGTTAGTCGCTTTCCAAGGTATGCCCTGAACCGCGCAAACTCGACCGGGTTCAAATCGTCTTTGCGCCCCGGCGAAACCGTGCGGTGGTCGGTCACATCATCCAGCGTGAGCCGATACAGCTTCATTAGCGGCTCAAGATATTCGGCCATTGAGGCCATCTCGTCTTCGTTCAAAGGCCGTTTGTAGGTGTCGCCTTCAAAGGCAGCGCCGATGCTCCACGAGTTAAGGTCGCGCCTTCCGCGCCATTCGCTGCGCCCAGCGTGCCATGTTCTTTCGTCTGGATCGGCCAACGTGGAGCGCCGTCCGTCCTTTGCCACGATGCAGTGATAGCTGACCTTGCTCGCCGGGTTCATACACCATGCCACTGATCCCGCGTAAGTGCCGCAAGTGTGATGCAATACAACGGCCTTTGGCGCGATACGCCTGCCTTGTGAGACATTGGGCGTGTTGAGCAGTTTTTCGGGGTAGCTCTTAGGGCTTTTCGCCTTTGTGCTTGGGGCGCTTTTTGGTAGCGCGCTCGGCTTCTTTGGCTCGCTTATCAAGGATGACTTTAATGGCGAGGAGGAGTTCGGCGAGATCGACGGTGGGCCATTTCGCAAGCCCGCGAATAAGTGACTGAACCATTTGAGCGGGTTCACTTTTTGTAGCCGTCTAACGGCTTTTCCAAATTCACGAAAAACTGTTTCGTCTCGAAATTGTATCCGCCGCCCAGCTTCATCCCCGCGCAACCCGTGAGGCAGAGCGCGGCCAGCGCCAAGATGAAGGCGCGCACTATTTGCTCTCCCGGCGAAAGACTTCAAACACACCAACCAAAGCCATCACGGCGGCAGCAATGGCCGAAAACTGTTCGGGATCAACGGCCAGACCGAGGGCCGAAAGCAGGGCCAGCAGGCCCGAATAAGTGGACTTCTCTTTAAGTCTCGCAACGAGGTAGTTCATGCCCCCGCAGGGGTGTCAAAGCCTACCCATTCGCTATTCGCGCATAGCAAAAATGCGAGAGCCGCCCGGTGAGGGGCGGCCCTGCGTTTTCCAAGGAGGAGGTATGGAAATCAAGATTGCAGTGTTTGGACAGCCTCCCCACTCGCCTCCGCAAATGTCGCCTGCGGCTGGCCGAAAGACTCCGCTGGTGCGGGTGTCGGGGATGCGGCCCATGAAAGCATGACGGTTTCTAGCCACTGCTTGCAGGCGGTCATCTTCGGGCCGAGGGGCTTGCCTGCTTGTAGTAGGGCCATGCGAAGCTCTTGCAGGGCGGCGATCTGGTAGGCGCTAAAGTATTGGCTGACGGCTTCTTCGGCGGTCACAAGCGCCACAGGCGGCACGATCCATTCGCCATTCGTCCAGACGGAATTAGATGACGGCGCGGGGGGCTGCACGGCCCAATCGTGGCGCTTCGGGTTGTCTGCAAGTTCCCATGCGGCCATCTGCTCGCCAAGGTCGCGGACATCGTTGGGATCGGAGATGCGGTAGTATAGGCTCATGCGTAAATTCTTGGATGCGGCTCCACGGTGCTGCTGGCGTCCGTCAACGTCATGCCGCGAGTGAGGTCTTGGATTTCGCGGACGAGAGGGGTGTAATAGACGAGTGACTGCGGGCGCACCTTGTCGCAGGCAAAGCCTTTGGCGAGCGAGTTGATTTCCGCGCTACTTAAAGTCGCTTGCCACATGCCAAGCTCGGCGAAACCTCCTGTTGACCAAGCATTGTTAGCTTGCGCTCGGCCAATGGTGAATGATTCGTTGGATGCGTTGTTTGAGGTCGTGGCGGGAATTGTTAAATTGTAACTCGGCGTGACTGCCGCGCCATTGACATATAACAAAAGTCGGGTTGCGTTGGTAGACTGAGATCCGTCAAAAGCGATAGCCCAATGATTCCAGCCTGTTATATTTTGCGAGGAAGAGGCAAAGCTGTTAACGCCGTTGGACAGCACAAAATAAATGTTGTTGTCGGAAAAATGCACACAGGTAGTTCTGTGCTGGATATTGGTAGTATTAAAACCCCACGCTTGAATACTGGCGGCGCTTGGTCGCCTCATCCAGCCCGCCATCGAAAAATTTGTCAGATTTTTAGCGACAGTCGTTGTGCCGCTAATCTGCGTATTGGTGCCTGCAAATCCCCGAGCCATTTTACGCCGCGCTCCTTAATTCGCAGACGACCAACTCCGCATCGCCCGTCATGGTGTCGCTCGCATTGTTGGCATCCCGCGTGACCTTGAGGCGGAAGCCGTCACCCGCCGTCACGGAGTCGATGGTCGTGAGGGTGATTTCGGTCACGGTCAAGATGCCGCTGGTGCCGTTGGCCGCTGCGGTGCCGCTGGCGATGGTGTCGAAAGAGTCTGAATCCAAGTCGGTGGTCATCCGCTCCAAAGACACATCCCAGACCACGTTGCCAGAGGTCGCGGTGGTTGCCATCCAGTGCAGGCGGATCTTGAGGCCGCTGCCGAGTGAGGCGGCTTCGGGGATGATGCTGACGAAGACGGCGCTCTCATCGGTGGCGTCATCGAAGTCAAGGACGGCGATGCTGTTGCGGGTGTCGAGGGTGGCGAAGGTGGTGGCAGGCGGTTGGTTGTGTTCGGCGGTGAAGACGGCGTAGGTCTTTGATCCTCCGCTGGCGGTGGCCGAAAGCGTATCCCCCGACACGCTCAACCCGCTGCCAATAACAAACCCAATCGCCTTGGATTCCGAATCATCCCACCCGTAGAGCTTGTCGGCAGCCAGATCGTCGGCCACAAGGTCGCTGCCGCTGACGGAAAGGATGTCCGCGAGGGTCGTGCCGACTGCGGTGACGCCCGATCCCGTAGCCGACAGCTCCCCCGCCGAAAGCGAAAGGCCCGATCCGATTTGGATCTCCTCTATGGAGCCTGTGCTGGCGCTCGTCCTTCCTAAAATTCTTGCGGTGGCTTGCGTTAGGCCGCTGCTTGTGATGGAGCCAGAGGCTGCTGCGCCTGTAACGTCTGCGACAACGTGGGTGTGATTGCCTGCGGATATTTGCGTGGAGCCTGTGCCGACAGGGAGGCGGGCGACATCAACCGTGCCGCTAAATATCGCTTCGGCGGCAAAGCGGCTAATAGTTCTGTCCTCATACCAAGACGTTGCAGAAGTGCTTGCAGCAATAAATGTGGCGCGATCAGTGGCTCGCAGATTGTCTGTGAAAAAGCCAGAAGAGATCGACCCGCGCATAGGCGTCAGCGTCTGCCCCGTAGAGGAATTAAATTCAATTATGACCACATCGCCCGCCATGACGCCCGTAGTTGGCAGCAAGATTCGCAGACCAGATGTGGCTGTGTTGACCGTATAAATTTTAGCGCGGGCGGCGGTCAGTGTGACGTTGGCGGTAATTGTGCCGAGGTCTTCGGTGACAAAGATCGACTGCGCCCCAATATCACTCGGAGCCAGCGCATCCGTGCCGCCTGTGGAATGGGATTCTTTGTGCGCGAGGGTGCTGCTTGGCGTCCTCGCATCGCTCAACCGCGCATCGTTCCCCTCGCAAAAGCTCCCTGCCACGTTAGAAAAAGAACCCGCCTCGACTACGCCGTTTGTGCCTGTGATGAGCGGGAGGTTGGCGGTGGTGCCGATGGCTCCCGCGTTGGTTAGGTTGCCGTGGGTGTGGTTGCCCTCTGCAAACTGCCCTGCCCCCGTCCCAAAAGCAGAAGCCTCGACCGTGCCGCCGCTGCCAGTCTTGAGCGGGAGGCCGCTGCTTGTGCCGACTTTGAGGTTGTCGCCGACAAATTGGAATTGCTGCGCGGCACGTTCGCCAAGGTTGGCGACATTGGCGCGCTGCACGTTGCCGCCGCTCCATGTCGTTTGATGCGGGAACGGTTCATCATCGTCGGCGCTGCTGGCAACGATGTTTGCTGTGAGCGGCGAGTTCTCAAAAATGTGCCACCGCAAATTCTCAAAGAACATTCCGTAAGTGCGGTTGAGTTTGTAAACAGGCTTGCTGTTGATCGTGAGATCGGTCGGCCAGTAGATGCCGTTGCGCCCCTCGGCAAAACTTTGGGCAAGAACAGGGCCATACGCCTCGTCATCGGTTAGAAAAACGTCGGTGCCGTCGTGTGTGTGCGAGGCGGCTGCGGCTCCTACGTCTGCCGCGCTCAAAGAAACTGCGCCCGTTTCGCCATTCACGCTCGTCACAGCCCCCGACTCGTTGCCCCATGCGGGGATGCCGTCGGCGACCTTTAGCACTTGGCCGCTTGTTCCGATGGCGAGGCGCAACGCCGTCGATGCCCCGCGATAAAGCAAGTCGCCTTGGGTCGTAAGAGTTTCAATGCCTGTGCCCGCTGGCCCCTGCGCCCCGGTCGCGCCTGTTGCGCCCGTGGCTCCCGTTGCCCCGGTTGGCCCCGCAGGGCCGATGGTCGGCACTACCACGTTCACCGTCTGCGGCGACGGGATGCCAACCTCAACAGCGTTGGTATTTAGACTGACCTCAACTTTGTGATACGCGGCCATGTTAGAGCGGGGCGGTGCGGACAGTCACATCGGAGAGCACTTTCCAGATGCCGCCGAAAAGCGTGTAGATTTTGTTGTCCGAAGTCTTTAGCTGCACATCGTAGTAGTAAGTGCCAGCCGTCGGGTTGTCCGTTGTAGCCAGGTCAAAGTGCGACTCGCCACCGGCTGCGTCATCATGCGCGGTAACTTCCTTGCGGAGCGTGGCGTTAGCGTCCGTGACCGTGAGCGCCGTCTTGACGGTCAGAAACAGCGTGGCCCCCGTGAGGCTGTAAGGATCGCCGTCCGCGTCCGTGACAGTCACATCGAGCCGCCCACTGTCGCCGCGAGTCCAGCAAAGATCGGCTTGGGATGAGGTGCAGGCGCTCATTTGTTCCGATCCTTCCAGACTTTGCGTGCGGACATCGCCGCGACAAACAGGCCGAGTGCCAAGGCGGACAGGCGCATCCCCGTTTCAAGGTGCGGCAAAAGCGAGACGATGACCGAGCCGAGCGAGGTGGTCACGCCGACGAAGGGACGAGAAAGAAAGTCGATGGGGTCGTGGAAGCTCATTGAACGTAAAAATCCAAGATGATGCCATTGCTCACAACCATCTCGTAGGTGTTGGCCGGGTCGATAATCATTGTGCCGCTCAACGGCATATTTGTATTTGTGGTTCCCGCGAGCGCGCGCATGACCGTGACGTTGCTGGTGTTGGTGAGGGCAGAAAGCGGCAGGCCGACGTTCGTGCGCGTGGTCGCCGCGTCTGTCGTGTTGGCAAAACTGATCGGGCGCGCAAACTCCGTGGCTCCGCTCTTAATGAGCGTCATCACCTCGTTGTTCGTGCCGCCGCCGCTAAAGATCACGGCGTTGGTCGAGGCGTCCGCTCCGATTTGCATCAGCGCATTGTAGCCAAACACGCTAAACACGGCCACGCCGCTGCCGTTGGTGTTGGTTGAACGGAAGCCGAATTGCGCGCTGCGATTCGTGGCCTCTGCCGTGCCTACGCGGAACAACGTCTCGTTGCTGATCGTTGTGTTGTTGCTGGCGATGAGGTTGGCTAAACCGAGAAACGCTTCGTTGTTGGTGCGATAGACGAAAAGTAGCCCGTTATTTGTGGCCGATTGGTTGGTGATGACGATGTTGCCGTCTGAGGTAAGGCCGCGAAATGCGGCATTATTCGTAGCCCCCAACCCGATCGCCGTGCGAAAATTGGTGACGTTGGCGTTGGTGAGCCATGTGGCTCCGAGGTCAAGGTTGGTGCGAACACTGGCTGCGGCCTCAAAAGTGATGCTGCCCCCAAACGTCCAGTCGCCGACAAAGCGCGTTTCTTCAAGGCTAATTCGATCTACGCCGCCGAATTGAAGAACTGAACTAATGATGCGGGTATCGCCACCAAATCTTAAGCTGCTCGGAAGCTGCAAGTCGTTCGTGTTGCTATAAGCCACAACGCCGTTGCTCGCGTTGTAAGACAGCGCCTTCATCGTCTGCCCGTAGCTGGTGGCCGCGCAGAGGGTGGCGAGGAGGAGGGTGAGAAGGGTTTTCATGTTAGATTTTCTGTGTGGTCAAAACTCCATCCGCGTCGATCGTCACGCGCCAAATCGTGTTGTCGCTGGCCCGCAGATCGAACTGGTTCATGGTGTTGGCGAAGCTGACAGAGCCTTCCGACCCGCGAATGACATCGTTGTAGATTACGCATGAGCAGGGCATGGTGCTGGACGTCGTGCCGCTGGCTGTCCAAGAAATTTCAAACTTGGCCGTGATTGAGTCTGTGTCCGCGTCAGGATTAAACTCGGCGGAAAGCTCGGTGGTGTTTAGCGCCAGGTCGAACTGGTAAACCGTGCTGGTGCCCGTTCCTGTTTTCGTCCACCCGGCATCGTTGGCGAGGAAGCTGCCCGTGTAGGTTTTTTTGATCCCAAGCTGTCCGGTGGCCCCGGCCCCCAACTCGACCACGCCGCCATCGCGGACAAACTGCACCTCGACAGGCACGGTGTCGCGGCGAACAAAGTAGTGCGTGTTGACCCGTTGCGTCAAAACGGGGGAAACGACAAATTCGCTGCTGTCGAGGTTGATATAGACGCGCATGGCCTTGCCCCTCCCCTCTGTGTCAAAGCGTTAGCGCGACTCCACAGCCCACCGAAACGGGAAAGCCATCGGCCCCCGGCGATCCTCATCGGGATTGGCGGGATCGTATTCGCGGGACGGAAGGTTAAGGATCGCCGCCGAGGTGTGGCCGTGGCAGGGCGTGAAGCCGTGAAACAACCCTGCGGGGATGATGAGTAGCTGCGGCGTGTCGGCGGAAAGGATGACGGTTTGCCCGCGCTTGGCCTCGGCATCCCAGATGCCGACTTTCGCCGCGCCCGCTACGCAATACCAGCGATCCACTTGCAGTCGGTGGCGGTGCCAGGCTTTGACCACCCCCGCCGCGCAAGTCGTGATGTAGGCTTGGCCGAAGCCATGCGCGTCATCCGAGGCGCGGAAGATTTCCGTAAGCCTGCCCCGCTCATCGAGGTGGGCGGTGAGTGAGCGGATCTCGGCTAACATGGCATCCATTCCTGTTGGCGAACGCGGAGGTGGCCTCGGTATTCGCCTTCTGTCTCGTGATACGCGCGGAAATGGGTGTATTCGGGTGCGCCTGCGGGTGCGTCTTTGCCCTTTCGCTTCACATGATCCGCCGCCGTGTGAGGGATGCAGGCAATCCGAAGCCCTGCCGGGTGCCAGCGGTGCCAACAAAGGAACAAGTCCTGCGTCCCTCGCCCGTCGTAGCCGCTGAACTCGGCCAGCGCCAACGCCTTGGCCGACATGAGCGTGCATCCAAGGCCGCACCAATCCGACGGCACGATGGCTCCCCTACCGATGCCAGGATAAGCAAAGTCCATCCATCCCCTGCGCCTCCAGCCGTGCTTGCCGCTGACTTCAAAGACGTTGCCGTCAGGCGGGAATTTCTTCACGCGCTCATGGAGCCGCCCAAGGCGCTTGCCCTCTCGCTCGCCAATCTCCTTGTCCTTGCAGTCCTTCAGCCTTTCCCGGCAGACCTCCAAAGCGCGGACAAGGCGCGGCGGAAGTCTCCTTTCTTTCTCGGTGAAGTCTTCCGCGATTGGATGATTCGGGCTTCCGTTCCCGCCAAGAAACAAGCCATTCGGATACGTCACGGCGGCAACGTCGTAAAAGTTTGACCCATCCGCCTGCGGCATTTGCAGCGTCCACTCGGCCACCCGCAGCGCGTCCGCAGGGACAAGGTTGTCGGCCTCTACCGACCACAACATCGAGGCCCGAATCTTCCTTGCGGCGGCAAACGCCGCGCCTTGCAACGCGGCGATCCGCATTTGCGCGGGCTCCTTGTAGTCCTTGCCCTCGCCCCCGCCGTCCTCCAGCGGCAGGGTGATGGCTTGGATGCGCCACCCTTCCGGCAGTTCGTGCCGCGCGGCTTCAATGGCGGCTTTAGCCTCGTCCGACTGATCGGTGGCGAGGATGAAATGCGCCTCGGCGTGGTGCCCGGCGGCGGCAGCAATGCGCCTCAAAAACTGCGGCCAACAGTAGAAATACGAACGGGTTGCGTATGTTGCGATTGCCAGCACTCGGAGGCGGCGGCAGTGTCAAAGCACAAGATCGTCTTCGCCAATGATATTGGTGAAGTTGCGCTGCGTAGTAAAACGCTCTTGGATGTTAAAGTCATTAAGCGCCGTGGCGTAGGGCATTCGACTCAAAGCAACACGCGGGGTGCTGGTTCCTATCTCAAATGTCGCAAAGCCGGAAAAGCTCTGCGTGCCCGTTCCGTTTGGTCCGCTTGTGTAAAACAATCCCGGACCCCGAAAGCCCGTGCCCAAGGTCGAGGCGGCTTGCCGCCCTCCGGGGTTAATGACGTTTTGGCGCAGGGCCAAGGACGTTGTTGCGCTTCCGGCGGTGGTCCAAGAGCCTGATTGGCTTGTTGAAGTTGTTGATGTTCCGGATTCGGCCAATGTGGTGACGGTAACCCCGACCCCATTGGCAGACCACCGCACCGTCTGGCTGGCGCTAGAGGTGGAGCTGCTAGTTTCAACACGTGGCAGGTGGGCCGTGCGCGAGGCTTGCCACCACCCGTTCGGTGCATTGGTTATAGTTATGCCAACCGGCCCGACAACAGTGCCAACCTCTGAGAAATTTCTTGGCAAGGCGTAAGCCCCGCGAAAAGAAAGCCCCGCCGAGTGCTGTAAGTTGGAGCCCAGCGCGAAATTGCCGCCGATCCGCTCGGCAATTTCAAAAGTTTTGGCCAGAGTGGCGCTTTGTCCACTACTTGTCTTGCTAACAAATTCTTCGTCGTAGATAGTTTCTGTTGAAGACGTGAAACTGGTAACAGAGGCAAATTCTTCAATCGTAGTGGTTTCTTTTGTGCTTGTGTAGCTTTGTTGATACACAACGGAACTGAGTGATATTTGACGGAAAAACAAATCCGATACCGTTGTGGCTATGGTTGGCCCCGTGTAAGAGCGCGAGGAAGTTTCTCTGATTTCTTCAGTTGTCGTAATCCTCGTGACCGCAGCTTGCAGGGCGTCGGTTGGGGGCCAGCAATTGACGGGAAAAAGCGTGGTGATGGTAAAGTTGTTTGCCGTGGTCGTCGTTATTGTTTCTTGCCCCTGCTCAATTTCTTGTGAAGTGGGAGCGATAAACAACACGCCTTCATCTTCATCAAAAGAGGAGTCGTAGGTGACGACCGGCCCTTCTCGGAAACTAAAGCTCTGAGAAAACGTTGTTTGCGTGGCCGCGATAAGACTAACCACGTCGCTAAAAGGCACTTCGCCAGAAGGCCTTTGGGTTATAGAATAAAGTGCCTCATTGGCATCCAAAACAACCACTGTTGCCGTAGCGCGCGTTCCAGTTGTGCCGCCATAGGCGGTGATTGTTTCGGCAGTTTCCGTAGTGCCAATCGTTGTTGTTGCCCGCTCCTGAATGTCGGTTGTTGTCGCATTGGCCAGCGTGGTTCTGGTTGTGGGAAGCGTTAACGAAATACTGCTGCGCACGGTAGAAGTGGTTGTGCCAGTAACTATGACTGTTTGTGTCGCCTGGGTGACGGTCGCAAAAACTGTTATTTCCGATTCGGTCGTTGTGATGTTGCTGATAACAGAGGCTTCTGCCGTTGCTGTTGTTTGTCCGTCAGAATTTTCCTGTGTGCGGGCGCCGTTCCAGCTTTGCGTTATTGCGACAGTATTATTTGTATTGTCGGTGTAAGGAGTGAGGTCGCCGCCCGCTCCTTGCGCCGTTACCAAAAATGATCCACTTGCGTATTTGTTTCCGCTTCGGTCTGTAAAGAAAACGGAAACTGCCGACGTGGTTTCATTGCCTAACTGAGGATTGTCGGGCCATCCAAAAGGCGTTAAGTCCTCAGAAACATAAGAGGTTGTATAAGCGGTGGCTCGCTCTGTGCTCGCCGCCACAGTCGGCGGGCAAGTAATGGTAAAGGTAGTCATCCGCTACCCCCAGACGTAGTAGATTTCGTAAGGCAATTCACCCGCCGCCGCAGGCGACGACTTGCTGGCGATAAACTGCTGCTTGCCTGTCACTGAAATGTTGGTAAAAACCACTTGGTAAACGCTGGAGTTGTAAACGATGCCCAGCAAAAACTTTGCCGTGGCTGGCAATCCGAAGATTTCGGGGGATTGGGGCTCTGGTGCTTCTGCTTCCAAAAGAATTGAAGCGGCATTGATTTGTTGCCCGTCGCTGTTTGCCTCCAGAACAACGTAGCGCAGGGTGTTTGCCGAAAGTGTATGCTTTTTTAGCCCCGACCCGTCGAAAATTTGTGAGGGCAAAAGGGCGTTGATTGTGCCGGGATGCACGCTGACGAGGTATTGGCTTTCGTTGTTGGGGGAACCGCGGCTAATAATGCGAAAAGGGTGCTCAATGACGGCATCGGTGCCCGGCTCCGGGCGCGGCATGGAAATGTGGGTGCCGTCCCCAGTGACGCGCGCCGACAGCGGGGCCGAAACCACGGGGCGGTTGCGTTTGATCTCGGCAAGAATGCGATTGAGCTTGTCGGCGGTGACTTCCGACAAGAGCGGCCTGCCGCTTTGAAATGGCGATATGCCCTCCATGCCTAAGTGCCGTTGTAGATGACTTTTTCGGGGTCCCACCCGCCGCGCGCCGAAAGCAGCCACTCTTTAGTCACCTCATAGCGCACCCCGCCAGTCGGCTGCGCTACGGTGCGCGCATTTATTGAAGAGAGCAGCCAGTTTTGTTGTGCGGCCACAGAGGGCGCTCTTTGCGGGGCGTTGATCGTTGCCAACTCGCGCAGCGGGGGCAAAGATGTCTCCAGAGTTGTTTCGCGGTAGCTCACCGCTGGTGCCAAATAGTATTCTTGACCGCGCAGCAATAGACGATAAAGGACGCGCGCCTTGTTTTCGCTTTGCGTAGGTATTATGGCCGGATCGGGTTCTCGACTTTGTTGAATTGCGCTTTTTATTTCAACCATTTGCGCCGTCGTAACTGATTTGAACGAAGGATGCGACTCAGTGGGCACCTCGCGCGATCCGCCGATTAGCTCTGCGGTCGTGCCGCCGCCTGCTGATCCGCCGCCGCCCCCTCCAGCTTGGCCCTCGGTCCAAGTGACCGTGACGCGGGTCACGCCTGCTGCGTCGGCAACAAAATCAGCCGAAGTAATAACGGCATTTGAAACGGCATCCGGCGCAACAGAGGTCGTTCCTTCGGTTAAAACATAAACTTGGCGGGTCAGCTTTTTTCCGTCCGATGTATAACTTATCCCGCCGCCTGGTGCTTCTATTTGTGCCATATTATGATGATCCTTTCAAAACGAGGGGCTCGCCGTTGCGAAGCGCCTCGTTGATTTGTTTAAGCAGTTGGTTGGTGAGGCGCTGCTCGCGCTGCTCGTCTGGACGCACTCGGAAAAACTCTTCGGAGGCGCCGCCGATGCGTTGAAGGGCGGAGGCGCCGAACGCGCCGCCGAAGGTGTCGGGCGATACTGCGGCGAGCGCCTTGGCCGCTTCTTCTGCCTGCTGGCGGGCGAAGTCTGCCGCATCGACGCGGAATCCGCCGGCGGCGGCTTCGGCTGTGCCGGGGCCAAACTCGGGGCCAAGCGCGCGGCGGGCGGCCTCCTGCTCGCGCTCGAACTCGCGGATGCCCTCGATGCTGCCCGGGGATAATTGCTTGCCTGTGACGTTGCCTTTTTGCGTGCCTGATTTTTGGCCCGAAGAGGCGCCAGGCGTGATGTCCATGTCTTCGGGTGGGAGCATGGAGGGCGGCTTTGTCGCGGGGTCGGACCAGATGTCTTTGAGCTTGGTCTTTAGTTCGTCGGCTGCGCGTAAAGCGTTTTGAATTGGGGCGGCCCCGACTTGCGCCGCGCCCCCGATGACGTTGCCCCCCAAGATTGAGCGCACTCCCAAGGCTGATTGCACAATCGTTCCGACAATCCCATCGACGCCGGCACGAATTGCTTCAAAGGATGAAAGTATGGCCTGACCGACGGGAATCAAAACGGGTCCGAGGGCGGCGGTTAGCTGCTGTCCGAGTCTTGCAAATCTGTCGCCCACCTCGTCGGCCTTGGCGATGATCTCGTCGCTGGCAACTGACACTTGACTGGCCTGCTCGAGGATGGCAGCCGAACCTTGTTGGAGCAGAGGGATCAGGTTGCGCTGCCTGGCTCCGATGATCGTCAACACGTCGGCATAGGCGCGTTGCTTGTCCTCTGATGCGACAAAAGCATCGGCCAACTTCAGCAGTCCTTGGGCGGCGTCTATATTGCCAAGCTGCTGCGCTGAAAGCCCAAGTCTTTGCAGCGCCTCGGCCTGCTCGCCTGTGCCATCTTTTGCCGCCTGCACGTTGCGTGTGAGCGTAGAAAGCGCGACCGCCACTTGCTCGATGTTGCTGCCGCTCTCGGAGGCCACTTGCCCAAAGCGTTGCAGTGTTTCAGCGGATACACCGAATTGCTGGCTCAGATCATTAATGCGCCCGAATTGCTCAAAGGTGGAGCGGATAAATTGCCCGATGCCGATGCCGGCAAGAGCTCCAACAAGCGAAGAGCGGATCTCTGAGCCGATGCCGCCCAGGCCGCCGCCGATCGACTTGCGCGCCTCTTGGCCGAACTTGCGGGCATCGCCAAGCGCCTGTTGAAACCCGGTGCGGGTTTCGTTCTGCGCTGTGACTTTTACTCTTACGTCGCTCATGGGGCGGATGTTTCCTCGGATTTGGCCGCCCGCGCCTTGGCTCGCGCAATGGCAAGGCGTTCGCTGTCAGAGACTATGTCAAGGCGCGACCCGCTCTCTGTCTCGTAAGCGGCGGCCTCATACCATGTCGCGGCGCCGACGGGTGTGGCCCAGGCTTGCTCCTCGGTCATGCCGAGGCGCATGAGGCGCACGACAGTTGCTATGCCCGACGGAATGGCAGACGGCTCGTGGCGTTCGGCCCCGGGCTTGGGCGCTTTGTTCCACATCTGCGGAGGCGCGCAGTAATCGGCAACGTAGGTTTTCCAGCGCGCCACCTCGGCCACAAAATCCAATTTGCGGCACTTCCACAGGCGGCAGCGCCATCCGTCCATCTGCGGGAGGGCCAAGGGTGGGCGAGAACAGATCCACGCGGCAAGGCGCAAGTCGGCTTCGCTGCCGAGTTCGCCGTGGTAGAAGGGTGAGCCGATGGCCTCGAGGGCGAAACTGTGGCCCAGAGAAAGCGGACGCATCCGCAGGCCACAGATTTTGTGTGGCGCGTTGAGAAAGGATTCTGCCGCGAGCGCGTCCATAGGGCGCTGTCGCGGATTAAGTTCCGCTGAAGGCTACGGATGTGACCGTTTTGCGGGCGTAGTCCGTATTGCTGATGCGAAGCTCAACGCGGATGGTCGAAGAAGAGGAATGGTCGCCCGTGGTCAGGCTTGTGCTGTCCAGCGAAGAGGTGGCGATGGCCGTGCCGCGAATCGAGGTCTTGGCCACATCGCCGGCCGTTTCCGACTTCTCGGCCGAAAGCGTTGTGAAACTAATGCCTGCCAGTTGAAACGTGCTGGCCGTAAACGCCCCGAGGATGGTGGCCGAAGCCTCCACGCGCGGGTTGTAAAAGCGAACGGATGGCGGTGCGGTGTTGGCGGCGCCGCTTTCGATGAGTTGCTCGTCCACTTGGGCTGTCAGGGTGGCGTTGAGCACGTCATCCGATCCGATGGCGTAGCCGCCAAAGGTCGTGCCCACCGTCTCGGTTGTGGTTTCGGTGCGGACGTATTTGGAAATGATCGTTGTCGTGACGCCGTTTTTGTCGGCCACGAGCAATTTCTCAAAAGTCTTGGAGGTCTGGACGGAGAATCCGCCAGTTACGCCGTAGGTGATCGCCATGCCCTCGGGGGCGATGTCAATTTTGCTGGCAGTAGAGAGTCACGGCCAAGACGTCCACAATACGGTTGTCCGAGCGGTCAATCGTGTGGCCTGTCTCGAGCATCCCGGCTACGGTGACGTTGGCCGAGGTGAAGTCTTGGGCAACGATGTCGCGCAGGGTGTCCTGCACCTGACGCACGGCCTCGTCGTGACTTGTGGCGTAAATGCCTGGCGTGATGACGTGGACCGTTACTTGCGCGGACCATCGGGCCAACTGCGGGAACGGACGCTCGGCGGCAAGGCAGGCGGCCACAATCCGGCGCTCTGGCACCACGGTCTCCGAGTAGAATGGATACACGGAGTAGTCATCCGTCACGCCCGCCGGGAGCTCGGTGCCAAGGTGGGCGCTGACGATCTGCTCGATCTCGTGCCGCAGGCTGTAATTCTGCGGCGTGGCCGTCGGCCCGGTCGGGGATGTGGCGATGCGATCTCCTGCGATCAGGCTGATTCTGATGGTGTCGGTCTGGATGTTCGGCTCGGTCTCGGCGGCAAGCTCGACCAGGTGCCAGCCGTAAAGCGTGAAGTCCGTTTGCGCGCCATTGATCGAGGCCAGCGCGGCGTTGGTGTTGGTATCATCCAGCCTGCGGGACAAGGCGGCCACGCGGTTCTTGTGGGCGGTCTGCCATCCCGGGCCACCATTGGCAGCCGACACTACGGAAAAGTCCATGCTGACGCGGCTGGCTGCCCTCACCCCGCCCTCGAGGAGCTCGGCGCCGGCCGAGGCCACGATGACGCACGGCAGGGCCAGAGGATCGGCGGGCACCGCATGACGGATGGGAACGCCCGAGAGGCTGGTCCCGCTCACGCCCGAGATGAGCCAAGTGGCAAAGCTGGATTCAAGTTCGCGGTGGATCATGGGGCGGTTTGCAGTTTGCCGAGTTCGGCGTTGAGCTTGTTCTGGATGTCAGCTTTCATGCGGATGACGCGGCCGCGCAGGGTCCGGGCCATGACCGAACGGAGACTGCCACCGATGCCAGGCGTGGAATTGATGGCGGTGAAAGCCGGGCTTTCTTGGTCAAGTTCATTGAGGAAACTGCCGTTGTTGCGGAAATTGCGCGCAACGAATTTTGGCAACCCTGTGATTCCAAGATTGCGAGCGGCGGCCACCCACCCCGCCTTCATGGTGCCGACGTTCTTTTGCTTCTGCTTGACGTAAGCTGCCACGGTGCCGCTTTGCAGCACGACGGCAGACCATTGGCGGCGGGAGACAAATTTGCGGTTGTTCTGCCGCGACTTGTGGATCGGGTGCGTGCCGGCCGCCGGGAGGGATTGGATGATGTTGGTGATGCGGCCAAGTTCGTTGCTTTTAAGATCAACCTCAGTTGGCCGGCTTTGCACATAGGACCGCACGCGCACTGTCTTTCCGTTCTGGTTTCGTTGGTGGGCTTTGGTGCGAAAGTTTTTCTGCATTGTCCCGTTCAACAATGCCTTGGCTTTTTCGTGGTCGCCCTCGCGGATGTATCGACTAAACGCAGTGCGGGCGCCCCGAACTCCAGAGTGTTTTAAGATTTTTTTGACGTTGGAAAGCGAGCCAAAGACGCGGGAAATGTCGCGCGCCACAGCGGCTTCGCCCTGCTGCTGGCCTTTGGGCGGTGGCGTGTAGGGAATTAACCCCTCGTCGCGGCCCGATCCGCTGCCCCGGATAATGAGCTTGGCCTGCTGTTTGACCACCGAGCGAAGGGAACGCTTGGTCACATTGGCAAGCTGCGGGATCAGCCGACCGAATTTGCTGATGTCTACCGTGATTTCCACGGTTTTACTCCGCCAGACCACCGGCCGTGATTTCAATGACGGCCGCATCCTGCGAAACGCCGAGCACTTGAAGCTCGATGTCGCGGACGGTAATGCGGCTCCAGATTGTCGGGACCGATACCTCGGTGATTCCCATAGCGATGCAGCGTTCAAACTCCGAGCGCGGAATCCCAAGTCGAACCGAGCGCACCTGGCGAACGCCACCCTCGGCCAATTCGTCGCGGGAGTCCATGTCGCCCACCACGGCTTTGAGCGCGGTGCTGCCAATCGTGACAACCTCGCCGCCTATGTCCGCGATGGCGGAAACGCCGAGAATGTGCGCGGTATCTAACTGGTTCGCCATGCCCTAACCCTGCGAGTCAAAGGCGTCGGGGTTGCGGCGGCGGAATACTTCAAGGCCGAACTTGTAGCCCTCTGAGCTATTTTCTATGGCGTAGATGTCATCGGTTGGGACGGCCGGATTGAAAAATGGATGCTCGTGCCGCAGGACAATGTCGCTTGGCACGATCCATCCGTTCTTTTTGGCCCGGTGCGTGAACTCGTTGTCGCAAAACACGCCCCGATATTCATCGCTAACAATGCCCCCGTTGTGATTCATGGCGCGCAGGGTCGGGCGCGTGACGCAGAACGTAATCAGCAAATCGTCGTTTCGGTAGCCGTCGCCAACCTGAAGCACGGCCGGCCTGTTCAGATGATTTGCAAGCGCCTTCCAAATGAGTTCGTCCCAGAACAGGCAGGGTTCCAGATCGTCTTGGATTGTCAGGATGATTTTGCCGCTACTTGCGCGCACGGCGGCATTGTAATTTTGGACGAGCGTTCCACCCACGGCGTCTAGGTTGCCGGCGGCAGACTGCGCGTGGCGGAATCGGCCCAAGATGTCTGCCGTTTCGGTATCGTCGGCCGAAAACCCAAAGATGTATTCAATGGCCTGCGGATCTTTGGCGGCCTCGAGCCACTTCTTGCGCGTCTCGGCGGCCTGCAAAGGGCGGCCGCGCGTCGGGTGGCACACGCTAATCTTGCCGCCACACTTCTTGAACCATTCGAGCTCGAACTTGTCGGCCTTCTCGGTGTCGCCGTTGGCGCGCAAACAGCAGGCATAGAGCCCCACCCCGCCGAAGCCATAGACCACCGGGCGGTGCGTCCACGGCACCACGTCGGGAACAGGGATCGCCATGAAAGCGCGGGCATAGGCCAAGGCGTCTTGCGGTTCGTTGTTGTCGAGCGAAACGGCAGCCAGTTGGGCCAAGGCTTCGCGGCGCCACGGGCTCACTTTGTAGGCTTCATGCAATAGCGACTTTTTCGGCGCGAAGTCGTGCGTCCGCATGGCGAGTTGAAGGTAAAGCTCGTAACGCTCGTTATCGTCCAGCCCTGGCGTTTTGAGCGCCTCGACCGCATAGGCCATGCCGTTCTCGTCATCCTTGAACCCGAAATGCTCAAGGCTCGCGTAAAAAAGCCAACGCGGGTTTTTGTCGAAGTCGGGAATGGATGAGATGATGCGCCAGTTGCGCTGGTTGCCCTGCTTGCCGTCGGCCTCGTCTTTGTGCGAGTCGGGCGCGTGGACGATGCGGCAGTCCTCCCAGCGGACGTGGCCGTCGCCCGATTTGTCCACCGGCTCGAGGTGTTCATGCACAGGGTCCGCCCAGACGGCCGTGCCGCGCCGCCAGATGCGCTCCCGCAGGAGATTGAGTCCGTTATTGGTCAGACGGTAGGGAACAAGCGCCAGCGTGGTTTCTGGGGCGGTAATGCGTAGATGCTCGCGGATGATGTCGGCGCTCTCGGACTCGAGGATATCGTCGGTATCGGCCCACATGAGCCACTCGTGGCCGTCGGCCTCGGCCATGTCGGCGGCCATTTGCCGGGCGGCGCCGAAGTTGTCCACATGGTCCCAGAATTGGTGCGCCTCGGCGTTCTTGTATTCGCCGACCTTGCACCCCATTTCGCGGGCGATGTCCAGGGTCTTGTCTGGATCTCGGCTGCCGCAGGCGCGGACGATGTAGATGTGCGGCGTGAGCCGCTGGAATGATTCGATAAACCGCCGGATGTAGCTCTCGCAGTTTCCCGCAATCGCCACTAGCGCCAACGAGGGCTGTGTGTTCTCCATGCGGGCACGGCATTTTTGTCAACCGAACCAAAAGCAAAACCCCGGGGCGGATGCCCCGGGGCGCTTGAACACACAAACCAGTGCTTAGGCTTTCTTCGCCAGAATCTTGAGGCCGGCCGTGATACCGTAGGTGAAGCCACCGACCACCTCGAAGTTGAGGAAGTGGGTTCCGTTCGCCGTGTTGTAGTGGCGACGATACCCGAGACCGATGCCGCTGACGGGATCGACCACCGTGCGGGCTTCGAGGTATTCGCTCGGAGCCTGCGGCTGAAGGGTGCGGATTGCCACGGCGATGGCCGAAGGATGCACCGCGAAGCCGGCGAGAGTGATGCTGGTGCCGACGTTGGTGGCCGGGATCAGGGTGCTCTCGAAGACGTTCATGCCAGCCAGACGGCGGACCTGACCCTCGCGGATGCCTTCCGAACCGAAGTTCAGGTTGGCGAGGATGTTGGTGCTGTCAGACAGGAGCGCATCGTAGGCGTCGGGCTCGATGAACAACGCGCGGTCATTCTGAGGAGCCTTGGCTTTGGTAAGCTCGAGGCGGGCCTTGCGGACATCCGCCATGCTGAAGCTGGCCGAGGTGAAGGAAGCGACCGCCGCGCCGAAGTTGGCGGTGGTGATCATTCCCCAGCACGAAGCGATGAACGCCTGGGCAACCGCACGGCCCTGCTCTGCGCCGATCTCGGACAGCATTTGCGGGGTGAGCGCGCTGGATTTGCTCCATTGCGTGTCGGTGAAATCGACCGTGGACAGGAAGTGCTTGTCGATGGTGACTTCGCGGGCCGTGAGGGTCACGTCGCCGTCGGCACCTTCGTAAGTGTTGTTGAAGGTCGAAGCCGTGATCGAGGAGATGAGCGGGATGCTCACGACCTCACCCTTGCGGGCGGCCTCGGCGTTGTAGTTCACGCTGAACGCATTCAGCGGATGGAGGGAATCCACGAACGCTTTGAGGGCGCTTGAGGAGATGATGTCGTCGTTAAGACCAGTGATGGAGGCCATGATGAGTTATTTGTTGGATTGTTTGAGCTTGGAGATGAGCGCGAAATCGCCGGCCTCGAGGGCTTTGCGGACGATTTCAAATTTGGTGGAGCGATCGCCCGAGGCGTAAGCCTCTTCGACGGAGACGGCGGAACCGTTGCCCGTCACGGCGTTGTCGCCGCGAGCGGCGAGTTCGACTTCCAAAACGGAGAGCTTGGAGGTGACGGCTTCGAGCTTCGCGGCGAGTTCAGCGGCTTTGCTGTCCTCGACGGGAGCGGGAGCGGGTGCTTCGGGTGCCACTTCGGCTTTTTCTTCAAAAGCGGCTTTGATCTCGGCGCGGAGTTCGGCGGCCATCGCTTCGATGGCGGCCTTTGCGTCGAACTGTTCAGGAGCGGATTTTTGATCCATGCCCTTTTCTGCGGTGTCAACCGCGACCGGCTTTTCGGCCTGCGGCAACGCGCGAAAAACTCCGTCAGGATTGGCGGCCGGGCGAGAGACAAGGTCTACGCTGACCAGTTCCGAAACGCGCGCCAGGCGGGTGCCGTCTTCGTTTTCGTCCGGCGTTCCGCTGAAGGTCATGCTGAAGCCGACGCGCTGCGGGGCTTTGGTCAGGATCTCGGAATAGAAAGACGCTTGGGGGTGAGAGCCGAGGAGCTCAAGGTCCGCGCGCAGTTGGTCTTCCTCAATACGAAAGTTGGCGAGAAAGCCGATCAGGCTGTCGATGCTTTCGTCGTGATCGACAAACACTTTGACCGGGCTGCCCACTTGGCCGGCCGCTTCGGCCTGCAACAGCGTCACATCGTCGACCAACATGGCATGACCGAGCGCCGGGCCAACAGTGGCGACGGAGATGCCTTCAAATTTAAGCGCGTCCATACTCGGACGGGCTCATGTCAAGCGGTCGGCTTCTCGATCTTCTTCCGGCGATAGAGACGCTTGCGTTTTTTCGGCAGTGCCAATTCGGTCGGTTGCGTTGGTTCGGAAAGTTGTGGCGGTTCGGCGGCCGGCGCTTCTTCTTGCGGGAGAATCTCGGCCTGCGGCTGCGGCTGGTCCACGCCAATGCTGACGCCGAGCGATGCGGCAAATTCACGTTCGGCGGCAATCTCGGACACGGCCTCTTTCCAATCGATGCCCTGCTCGCCAAAGAAATCGGAAAGCGTCATCAGTCCCGCCTTTACATCGTCCCGGCGTGCTGCGGCCTCGCGGCCAACGTCCACCGTAATGGAGCGCGGGGTCTGCCAGCCGACGTTGCGCCAGTTGGGATTCATCGGAAGCTCGCGGCGGCGCATGGCGTTGGCGATGGCGTAGCCCCACAACTTATTGAGGAAGGCGTTGATCAGGACATCCTGGCGGCCCGCAAAACAACGCGCGGCTTTTTGAATGATAAATCTTTGCGCGACACCTCCGACAGCGGACGTGTCCCAAACAAACTCATACGGCAGTCCGAGGCCGATGGCCGCCGCACGGATGTATTGCTCAAGGTGCTTGTCCAGCTTCTCGTTCGGGCGGTTCATCTGGAAGCTCTGGATGTCTTCCGTGGTCTTGAGGCGCGGCACCAAACCACCGCCGAACATGGATTCGCGGGTCAGGTTACCGTTGCTGTCTTTGCTCAGATCGCCAAAGAAGCCCTCGGCGCCGATCGTGCCAGTGTTGTTTTTGATGACCAGGCCGATGCTGCTGCCTGCCTTGGCCGCCATCATTTCAAAACGGAGGAGCTCGTCGCGGTCCAAGATGGAGTTGAGCGCCACACCGACAGCCGGATAGCCGCGCACTTGATCGGCGCGCTCGGGCTCGAAGACGTGAAGCATGGCCTCGGCTTTGATCTCCCGATGCCGGCGCGGGTATTCGTCGCCTTCTCCGATGAAGTAACTGAGCGGACGCTGGAACTTGTCGAGCTTTACGCCATCCACCACGCCGCCGTTGTTGGCCGCCGTGTCGGGCGACTCGATGCGGTGGGCTTCGACAATCTGGACGGCGGGAGCGCCGTCTTGCCGGGCGGTGAGGATAGCAAAGATTTCGCCGTCGCGATCGATGGCCTCCGAAACCAGCATTTGCAGGCCGCGCATATCGTGGCGGCCACTGATCTCGGGCTGCCGCGACCAATTTTCCCACCATGCCTCGGCCGCATCGTCCCACTCCTGATCGCCGGTCATGGCCTGCGGACGGATGCCGATGCCCGAGCCGACAGAATACAGGGCTTTATCCCTGACAGCCCCGCGCACAATGGCGTTGTTGTAAAAGCATTTGCGGCTTAACGCCATCAGGCGCGTGCGGTCATAGGAGGAAAGATCGACTTTGCTATCCTGCGCTTGCGCGTAGACCCAGCCGCGCTCTTCGCTGCGGTGGTTCACGGCTTCGATCATGCGCGAAAAGCCAAAGCGCGCGGCGAGACGGTCAACAAAGCTGGTGGTTTTAGCCATTAGGTGCGGTTCGGGAAGCGGACTTGCGTGACGCGGCTGTTGCCCACCGTGCCGGCATTGATCGCCAGCGCCGTTTCAATCAGGCCGAGCATATCCCAAGCGTTGTAGGTTTGCTGAAGCGTGACAGAGCGCCCGCCCACGCTGCTTGACACAACGAACGCTTGCGAAGCCCCGCCCGCAAGAATCTGCGCTTTGCAGGAGGCTTTCAGTTGGGACAATTCGCTGGCCGTGAAAACGGAGGCCAGCATCGAGGCGTCGGTCATGCCCTCGGTCTTTGTGTCAAGCAGCCGCGTTGGTTGCCTTGAACTGCGCCATGATCGAGTCGATCAGCACGAGGGCCATCTTTTCGCAGTCGGCCAGGTGGTTCGGCCCGAGGCGCTGCCACTTGGATTCTCCGTCTTTCTCGATGAGTGCCTCGCCCTGCAACTGGCCGACGTAATCCTTGGCAATGTCCCGGGGCAGATACCACCGGCCGCGTCCGTCTCGCAGGATGTCGTGATAGAGTCGGGCCTGCCAGAAGTGCGCGTCGAATTGCACGGCCCACAGCACGGCGCCGGCCGACACGATTTGCTGGAACTTGTAGGGCTCGCGCAATCCCTGGCTGACAGTTCGCCCCTTGGCCGCGACAAAGAGCCCGCCCGACTTGGCAACGAAATCGTAAACGCCTGCCGGGGTCTTGGCCGCGTAGCCTGCGTCCACGATGCCGCGATAGCACTTGTAGTGCTTGAACTTGTCCATGATGCCGTCCCATCCCACCATCGCCCCGTAGTCGAGCAGGTAGCTGCTGCCGTCTTCGTGGAGCTCGCGCACGATCCACCACATTTCGGTTTGGCCCACGTCGATGGACATGAGGCGGCCGATTATCTTGCCCTCGGGCGCGGCGCCTATCATGTAACGCGGCGAAGCGTCCACGCGGTCGCGGATCATGGCGGTCGTAATGAGCGCCCCCTGCGGCTTCCACGGTTCGGCCATTTCGCGGTTTAGAAAATCCTGCAATCCGCCCGGGGCTTCGTAGTCCTGCAAATACTTCACGGCCAGATCAGGCCAAGTGCGCCAGGGCGAGTAGAGCGAGGAAAGGTGATAACTGCGGCGGCCGGCCTCGGCGGCGAACTCCGTTGCGCGCCACTCGCCGCGCTCGAGCCAGGTCTTTTTGTCGGCGTTTTCGTGGAGATGCCCGCACTTCGGGCAGGCATAGCGTGTGGTCTCGGCCACCCGCGCCATGTTCCACGTCGCGTTGTCCTGCTTGGCCTCGGCGTCCCAGCGCACATTCTTCCACTCGAGGAACTGCCACTCACCACACCCGAGGCACGGCAGGAAATAGCGGCGCTGGTCTCCCTTCAGCCATTCGGTCCAGATCGCGCCGTCTTCATAGGTTGGCGTCGAGGTGCAGACGATCAAATGGTTGGGGAATGTCGCCGTGCGCGCCTCGGCAAGCTGGATCGGACTTGCCTCTTTGCCCGACTGCGCGGCGAATTTGTCCATCTCGTCCATCATCAGGAGCGCAATAGATCGGCTGGAAAGGTTGGCCGGGCTGTTGGACCCGACGAAATACACGCTCATCCCTTTGAAATGCTGCTCGAGGATGGTCAGATCGTCGGCGTTGTCGGGCTTGTGCGTCTTCAAAACGTCCGAGCTTTCGACCATCGGCAGCCAGCGCGACTTGCTGAACGACCGCGCCAGGTGCGTTGAAGGCATGACCCAAAGCGCGGGCGCCGGGTTTTGGTCGAGCCGATACCCCATGCCCGCAAGGATGGCCGTGGTCTTGGCCGTCTGGGCGCCCCAGACCAGCGCCATGCGCCGAATGGATTCGTTGCCGAAACACTCGAGCGGCTCGCGGATGTAAGGCGTCTCTCGCGTCCGATACGGCCCGTGCAAGTGCGCGGTGTTGCCGATCGTCAGATTGCCCTCGGCCCACTCGACCACACCCTGCTTCGGCGGTGGTTGGGCCTTGCGGGCAATGGCGGCGCCGACATCGTCGGCCGTCAGGCTGCTTTTAATTTGTCCGAGAAAATCTGACACGCATCAGCCACCAGTTTTCCGGCTTCGGGGTAGTCCCGATGCAGGCGTTTAAGGCACGAGTCGAAGGCCGCATCGAAAGCGGACAGCACGGCCGACTTTTCCATGAGCGCACCGACGCGTTTCTGCCACTCGATGAACTCGGCCTCGGCCGCCGAGGCGTCCTTACAAGAGAGCGAATAGGCTTTCTGAAGCTCGCACGCCTCGCGGACCTGACCCTGCTCGGCGGCTCCCTGCCAGAGTGCGTAGTTTTTGCCCACCATCGCGTGCGCCTGCTCTACGCGGCCGGCGGCCGTGCTGTCTTCGGGCGATGCGGATGCGGACACTGACCGCCTGGCGCGGCGGTTTCCCGTTACGTTGGACTCATACCACGCGACGGCGTTTTCCAAGGTGTCCAGCGGACAGCCCTTCTTCTTCAGTTGGCTGACCCGCTGGATCGTGATGCCCTTGGCTTCGGCAAGTTGGCTGGCGACAGTCATGTGAGACTGCCGACCGAGTCAACTTAACTAAAGTTGAGCTTTCGGGCCTTTATTTTCGCCAGAATAAAGAGAGTCGCGAGCTCCTCGCGCTCTGAAAGCCAAAGAGATGCCTTACCCCTGTCTCAACAGAGTAATGCCTCACGACTCGACCTCGCCGCCACCTGTCAGCGCCACCAACCGCTTCTCGTAGGCATAGATCGCGTCCCGCACCGGCTTGACCACTCGCAGCGTCTCAACCACTTGCTCTTCGCTCATTTTGTCAGGCGGCATCTTGACCAATAGCTGACTGAACCACCGCCGCGCATCGTAGACCCAGCCCGCAGCTATATCGCGCACACTCACCTCTGGCACCTCGTCCTTCGTCGGTGTGTCGCCTTCCGCTGTCTCAGCGTTGGCCTCGGCCTGCGCCTGAACGCTGGCCCGATCCTCGACAGGCTTAAAGCCGGGCAAGAACAGTTGCCCCGGATGATAGTTGCGATGGTGCCGAATATATCGCTCGGCTGTCACGCCAGGCATCTCGACCTTCTCGCGCAGCCAATGGTGGAACGCATCGCCCACCGTGTCGCGTGCGCTGGCAAGCAGCATCCCGACGTGGTTTGCCATCGACCCGATCTCGGAGGCCGTGGCCTTCACCGCGTCGACCTTTGCCATGATCTCGGCGTGGTCTTTGTTAATTTGCGCGGCCAGATCGTCCGCCGCCCGTAGTTCAATCTCCTTGCTCATCAGTGTGTGTTCTCCTCTTCGTGTCGTTTTGTCCAAGAGCGGTGCGCGGCCTTGCGGGAACTCTCCCGCGCCGCCTCACTCTTTTGAAAGTTGTTGTGCCCCTTGAGCCCCAGCTTGTCCTGCATCTCGATGACGGCCTTGGATAATGCCGCCCTCGTGACCCCGATCTTCCGCGCCAGTTCCGAATAGCTATGCGCCAGCGTTATGGAGGTATCGCCGGCAGCGAGCAGGAAGGCGTAATACCGCAACGTCTTGTTGCCTCGCGGCTCGTTCAAATAGGTCAGGATGGGAATGAGCATCTTGCTCGCCGCTTCCCGCGCCTCGCGCATTTGGTATTCGGCCATGAGCAGGACGAGCGCCTTGTGCTGCCATTCAGCTAGGTCGAGCTCGTCGGCCCACTCGTCGGCCAGCGTGTCGATCTCGCCTGCCATGTCCGGGCGGTAGCTGGTTTCCAGCTTGTCTAAGGGGTTTTCGCCCATGCTGGCGAAGCGTCGAATGTCAATCATAGTCGGTTCCTCCGTCTGCTTGCTTTCTGCATAAGTCTGCGCCGTTTGGCTTTGGCGCGGTCATGCTTGGCCTTAGTCGCCTTGCGCGTCTTTTCGTAACGCGGCCCCGTTGGGCGTAGTCGGCCCATCGAGAGCGCCTTCCATGATCCGCCGCCTTGTTCGCCTTTCATTAAGCCACCCTCCCATCCGCCAACCGCAGCACCACCCCATCAGGCCAAGTCTCAACCGACTTGGCCTCAAAAAGAACAGCCGCATCAGCCGCCTCTTGGCCCACGGCCTGCACCAGCCATTCGGCCGGTAGGCCGTTGTTCAATACGGGTAGGCCGGTTCGTAGTTCGGCCAGCTTGATCTTTCTTTTTTTCATTGGTTTTTGGTCAATTTGGGTTCCGCCCTACAGACCTTGGGCGGACGGGACGTAAGGCACGTCCGTCCTTGGTCTTTCGGGAACCCCATACCCCATACTTTTACCTATAAGGGTCGTATGGGGTGGGTCTAAGGGTTTAAAAGGGATCATTTGAGGGCTTTCTATCGGCCGTTTTCAGCCGCCAAAGTGTGTCCTTTCCATCGCCAATTTTCACAATTTCCACCCCCACATCGGCCAGCGCCTGCGGGTGATCTTTGAGGCACTTTTTCCATGCCGCGATGGCCGCATTGTCGGGGAAACTTCCTGACTGTTTAATCGCCGCCGTCAGCGCCGACCGTCCCGGTAGGTGCCCGCCATTGGCCTCCAGCGCCACCCGCACGGCCTCGGCCCGCTGCGGCGCCTTGGTGATAGCCATCTTGCCCGCCTGCCGCAGCTTGCCGGGGTCGAGCTCGTCCCGCGGGTTAAGCACCGGGGCGGCCCACTCAAAGACCGTGGACGGGATCGGCGCGAACTCCCGCAGGCTCGCCTCCAGCACAAAGCAATTCTCCTCCTCGTGCGGGGTGAAGGTCACGATGGCATCCGGGTCGCGCGCCATGACGCCACTGCCCGAGATCCGATCCATCGCCTCCTTGCCCGCCTGGTTGCCCTTGCTGAAGTGCGCGGCAAAGGCAATCGCCGCCCCGCACTCGTCGGCAAACTGCTCGAGCTCGAGCATCAGCCCGGCCATGTCGCCGGCCGCGTTCTCGTCCCGCCCGCCATAGGTCTTATAGATCGGGTCCAGCACGATCAACCGCAACCCGCCCGGGACTTCTGCCAGGCGTTTGCGCGCCGCCGACAGCATGATCGTCAGGTCGTAGCACTTGCCCCGCAGATTCCACGTCAGGAACCGCTCATGCACCTCGGCCGGCAGCCGGTCATCCTCCGCAATCCCGCGAAACGTGGCGATCCACTCGGCGCGGCGCGCGGCCGTCGAGCCATCGAGCTCGAGGTTTACATAGAGCACCGCCCCCTGCTCGCACTTGAACTTGCCGAGCCAATAGCCTCCCGAGGCCACGGCCAGCGCCAGATCGAGCAGTGTCCACGTCTTGCCCATCTTGGACGAACCGCCGATCACCAGCTTCCGCCGTTGCCGCAGAATGGCCCCATCCTCGCCGCCATCCGGCCCGCAGATGAGCAGCCCCGGGGTCTGCGCCTTCAGCGCGAAAAGCTCATTGCCCTTGAGCCAAGGCGGCAACGCATCCGAATCCGGCGCATCATCCGCCACCTCGAGCTTGTGGACATTGGCCGGCTCGCCCGCCGCGTCCATGTGTTCGGTTTCCTTGAAGGCTTGAAAGCCCGCCGGTTGTGCTTTGTGAACATTTCTCATACTCCGCAAAGCCCCTCACATTCATCGCCAAACAAATCCAACTGCAAATCCGTGGGGCTTGTGTCGATGTCCACGCTGTCCAGCGGCTTGCAGGACTGATGCAAATACGGGATTGAGCGCAACACCTCTTGGTCGCGTTGTGCGGCCTGCATTTTGCGCTCAAACTCAATGGCCCTTTGCCATTCTTGCGGCTCTTGGTCCCGAAGCCTGCGCCATTCTTTATCACCGTGAAATGGGCAAAACACACAGGCCGAGCGTGGCGGCTCTGGATAGCCATGCGCCTTCATCCACAAAAGGCATTGCTTGCGACTGATTTTTTTCTCAATCAGCGGCCAGATGTTTTCAATGTAGTCTGCTCGACTCGGCTTCATGCGGTGCCACTCATCGGTGCTTATGCCGATCCACATTTTTGCCAACACCACACCGCGCCCGCCCCGTTTTATGCCGCACAATTCGCGCACCTTGCGCTGGATCGGCACAATCTTGTAATCGCTGGTGCATTTGCGGCCAAGAAGCCCACGATTGCCATCGTCCTTGAGAACAAAAGCAGGGATGCTGCCCTTTAAATACCGCTTGCCCGTCTTGCCGCTGGTGCGAATACGCAACTCATCTGCTTCCAAGTTGCCGGCCGTTACTCGGTAAAGCGGGAAAGGCAACTGCTTCTCCAGCCAATCAAGCCATGCATACACGCTGGCTGGTTCTGCCTGCGTGTCTGCAAAGATGGCGCAGTCTGGCATGGGGGTCAGTTCGCCCCTTGCCGCCATAAGCGCCATTGTTGAGCTTTGAACGCCCGCGCCGAGCGAAAGGATGTTAAGCATCAAAAAACTCCACTCGTTGAATTGTCCCGTTCTCCCGTTGCCCGTTCGGCATGCGCACGAACTGCGACTTCAGCCAGGTCTTCGGGTCGCCGCCCAGGCGGACGGCCTCCTCCATAAATTTCCGGTCACTGGCCTCATCGGTGGCCCGATACCAGCCATGCAGCGACTTGCTGCCGCTGAAGACCACCATCCGCAGATCGCGGAACTCGGAGAGCCAGATATGCCGCGCTGCCTGCTCGTCCAAGGTTGCCCCGTCATCAAACTCCACGACGATGTTCTGGCGCGGCCCCGTATTGTCCAGGGTATGCGCGGAGAGCTCGCCGTCGCTCTTGCGCTTGCCCTCGAGGGCCGACATCGCATTCGGCACGACGAACTCCCACATCCGCAACTGCCCGGCAAAAGCCGACATCGCCGCCGTCTCGAACTTCGCCACGCCGAGCCCCACGCAGGCAAGCACCTCGCTGCCGCCCAACAATGCACCAAGGAACCACTCAGGCGCGGTCTTCTCCATCTCCGCAGCATCCAGCGCCGACGCCTCGCGCAACTTCTCCAGCGACCACTCCCGCCGCTTCGACAGCCGGCGGCACTCCGCCTGCAACGTCTTATTCGGCACCGGCCACGGCCTCACCCGCGCCGTCCCGGTGGTCGGCGTCACCTCGTAGGCATATTGAATGGCCGACAGGATCTCGCGGTCAGGCGTGAACCGCCCGCCATTGTCCTCGCGCACCGCATCCACCATCCGCCGGATGATGTGATAAGCGCGGGCATGGCCGATCCCGTCATCGCGCAGCATACAGGCCCAAGCATAAATCTGCGTGTGGATACTACCCACCGCCCGCTTGCGCTTGTTCGGGTTGCGGCACCAGGCGAGGAATTTGCTGTCGGTCATGCGGCCTCCTCAGTCATCGCTCGGCCCTCCGAGCAAACGCCATGCGAGCGCAGCCACACACGCCACCTGTCCATTCCCAATGGCTTTAAGTCTGTCCACCCGATGGGCCATCCCATTAGCCACTCGCTCCAATCGGGGTTCGGTGTTCCACCAATGCAATCCGCCAGATTGTGTTTCGCTCCGTGCCTCTGCCTCAATCCGGCTCCGCTCATTCCCTTGTAGTCCCTGGCTGTCGGCGTGAAGAAGGGCTGCGATCCAAATTCGCTCGCGCTTGTGAGGCCCGCCGGCGTGCGTTGCTCCCAACACTCCCCATCTCGCAACATACCCCAACGCGGCCAAGTCCCCGAGAACGCGTCCAAGCCCTCGAGAAGTGAGCATTGGGGAGTTTTCCACGAACGAGAATCGCGGTCGTATTTCGCCAATGATGCGGGCCATTTCCCTCCATAATCCGCTTCGGCTTGCATCAATACCCCCCCCCCTTGCCGGCAACGCTGATGTCTTGGCACGGAAACCCGCCCGAAACCACGTCAACAATCCCTCGCCACGGTCTGCCGTCAAAGGTTCGCACGTCAGACCAGACGGGAAACGCTTCCAAGCATCCGTCGTTTTGTCGCGCCACAAGAACACTTGCGGCGTAGGCGTCGTATTCGACGGCGCAGACGGTGCGCCATCCAAGGAGTTTGCCGCCGAGTATTCCGCCACCAGCGCCTGCGAAAAGAGCCAGCTCATTCAATCGGCACCTCCGGGAGTTCCATCCAATGCGTGATGACGCTGTCGATCTGCTCCGACGTATGGGCATTACTCCACTCAAAGCATCCCAATGCGCCATCTATGCGCGCCTCGTAGCACGCAATGAAATGGCACTCGCCATCGGTCGCTATTACGCAACGCGGGTTGCCCGGGAGTTCCTTGTCGGCGGGTATCCACTCGCTCATTGCTCGTCCTCCGGCTCAATGACCACCAAGTAGCCGCCGCGCTTTTCCATGCGCGCATCTTTCGACCACCCGCGCAGATAGCGCCCCATGCGGTTGAGCGGCACCGGCAACTTCACGGCCATCACCACGCCAGGCGTGATGATCGGCTCGCCATAAGTCGGCGCCTGCTCACTCATGGGCGCCCTCCTTCCACTCCCGGCTGGCCTTGATGAACGAGTAGTAAGCCGCATTGACCGACTGCTCGTCCATGTGACCGCCGCCGGCCGGCAAGGCCCAGAACAACTGCTTGGCGAGATTGCGCGCCTCGTTGCGCTCTTTGGCGAGACGCAGGATGGCGCTGTCGATGGTGGGTTTGGAGGCGATCACGCCGCCCTCCTCTCCCTGTATTGCTCTGGCCTCGGGTCATAGCCCTTGCGGAAGCGCCACACCGCGCACATCTGCGTGAAGGCATGGTAAGCCTCCACCAGCCGCGCCTTGTCGTGCTTCACCACCTCGAGGCGCCCGGGTTCGGTGCTCGAGATGAAGAGGTTCGCCGCCAGCACGCGGTCGAGATACTCGGCCCCGTAGTGCGTCGCCGCGTAAGCCGCGAGTTGCAGCGTGTGCTCGTCGTAGGCTTCGACCTTCTCGTCGGGCTTCGTTTTCTTGGTCTTAAAATCCAAGATCCCCATGTTCGGCGCATCCACCGGCCCCCAGGTGAAGAGACTGTCCACCCGCCCGGCAAAGCCGTGGATCGGATTGACCAAAACAATCTCCGAGTGCGTCACGCGGATGCCCTTCTCCCGCATCCAAGTGATGACGGGCTTGACGTAGGGAATCAGATCGGCCGGCGCCTCCTCCGCGCTGCCGCGCATCAGATTCTCGATCGCCGTGTGAATCCGGCTGCCGAGATCGGCCGCCTCGCCCACCTGACTCATCGCGTGCTCGATCGCCCGATCCGCAAACCGATCCAGCGGCTCCTCGCCCTGCGGCGGCGGCACATTCAGCGCCGCCTTGGCCGCTTCCCTCATTTTCCATTTGGTCAGTTGCGGTTTGTCTAGGATGCCGATGATCGTCGTGACCGACGGCAGCAGCCCCATCTTGCGCGCATCACGAATCGTCGTGGCGCGTGTTCCATCTCCGTCCTTGTTCGGCACCGTGTGGCACGGTTTGCCGTCCAGTGAATACCAATGACTCGACCCGAGGGTCGGCTTCGTTATGATAGCCATCGCAATCGCAAGGGTTGCGGGGCGGGGCGCTTGAGGATTCCCGTCGAAAGTTGTCCTCGATTGCGCTCCCGCCCCAATTCCTCAGAACGGGTCGTTGCTGTCTTTGACCGGCCCGAGAAATTCCAAGTCCGAATCATCCGACTTGGCCGACGATCCGCCGACCGAAGCAAACGCTTCGACCTTCGGCACCCTGTCCGCGTTGTCCTCCAACACCGCAGCAATGCCGGTGAGGTTGTTGTAGGTCTTGCCGTTGCGAGCCTCCTCGGCCGCCACGGTGATCTGCGCGCCTTGGCCGATGAGGGTCTTGGTATCGTCGCCCGGTTTGAGCGTTGCGCCCCAAGCCTTGAGGAACTTTGTGAGGTTGGCTTTCGGGCCCGAGGTGATCTTCATCTCGCGCGAGGCCAGCTTGTGAAGTTGGCCGCTCTTGGTCTTAACGCCGAAAACGAACCTCGTGACATCGACCTTCTCCATCTCCTCGGATTGGTATTTCTTGCGATCCACCCCGTAGAGGTCGATCACGTCCACGCAAACCGCGAGGTAGGTTCCAACTGGCGGCGGCGGCCCCATGTCTGCGAGTCCGCTGCCATTGCTTTCTGGTATCTTAGCCATGTGTTCTTCTTCTCCTTGTGGTGCTTAGTTGTTCAGCGATCCGGCGCACCAGGCGTCCCGCTGTTTTCGGTTGCCGCGAGCCGCTCGGCTTCGCGTAGCTTCCGCAAAAGTCCCAAAAAATCCTCACCGGCCATCGTCACCAGCCAGGGTTTGCTCGAGGTCTTGTGCGCCACGGCCGGCGGCACACCGATCGGGCAAGCCGCCGCCGCCTGCTCGTAGGCTCGGCGCACGTTGAGCACCTCGACAAACTTGACCTCCCACCACAGCCCCGAGTTGTCCTCCACATCCGCGCCACCGCTGCCCAGGTGCGCCTGCTTGTAGCCAGCGCGCTCGGCCTCAAAACCAAACATCCGCAGCACGTCACGCCAAAGACGCTCGCCCCGCTTGCCCTTCTCTCTTTGTGCGCGGCTCATATATTTGCCCAACCTCCGTCTGCCGCTGCCTTGTCCCTGCACGATTCGCGGCAAGCCTCATCCCGTGCGCGCTCGTCGGCCACCATTTCGCGCAACCGCTCCAACTCCCGCACCAAGATGCCGCGTTCAACTTCCCAAGTAGCAAGCGCGGCCCGCGCCTCTTCGGCCTCTTGCTCCAGCCGCACGATGCTCTGACAAGCCTTGTCGTAAAGCTCGCGCAGCGTTGGCTCATCGTCTTGCCACATCGGCCCGAAGCCAACGGCGCCCACGGTCAGGGAATTAGCGGGGGCGGCATCAAACGCACCGCGCAAGGTGCCACCGCCCCCGCTGTTGTTGTTGTCTTCCCTACAAGACGCCGCTTGTGCGTTGCACAAATTCATAACTCCATTGCCTCCACTTCGGCCCGCCGCAGCGCGGCGAGTTGGATCTCCGCATCGGCCTCGTCGTAAAAAGCCTGTAGCCGCTGGCGCAAATCGAGGTTCTCGCGGGTTGCCGTCTGCGCTGCGCGGTAAAGCTGCGCCAATTCTGCCTCGATGCGCTCAATCGTGAGCCGGGCGCGTTGGAGTTCTTCGCGGAGCGATGCAATCTCGGCATCTTTGGCGCGAATGAAGTCCTCTTGCTCCATGAACACGCCGCTCATTTCTCAAGCCTCCTCGCATCGAGAATCCGCGCCGTTGGCAACAAATCCATCGCCCACATTTTCGCCCAGGGCCGCGCAAATACCGCAGCGGCAAGCACGACACAATTCGCGTGCAGATATTCCCCGCCCTGCAAGTTCATCGGCGGTGGAGCGTCATCAATGCGGTCGAACCGAGTGCTGAAGGCTCGCCCCTGCTTGCGCCCGGCAGCGCGGTTGTTGCCCTTGGGCGCGCCTTTGCGGCCCCAGCCCTTTGGCAAGATGCGTCCGAGGAATCCTTTTTTCATCGCAGCCAGTTGGCGAGGGTTTCGCACAGCACCACGAGCAATACGGCAAGCGCCGTCAGCACCAGCATCGCGCCAATCGCCTGTTCCGGGGGTTCGGTGTTCATTTGGCGAGGCGTTTGCGGAGTTGGGCGAGCGCCTTGCTAATGCGAACGCGGAGCCTTGGCTCGCGGCCTTCGGCGGCAGCGCGCATAGCGCCGAGAAGCGCAAGCTGCGGGATGCACGGCGACTGGCCGTTGTTGTCGATGATGGTGGGCCGGATGCTCACGCCCGCACCGCCTTCCGTGCCGCCTTGCGTTTGTTCTTCGCCGACTTGGGGCGTCGAGGCGGGAGTTCGTTGATTAGTTCGGCCACCGTGGCCCGGCGCGGCTTGGCGCTTGCTTGTCCGAGTTCGTAGCCACCCATCCACGCGAGGCCGACGAGGGCGGCGAGGGCGGTGGTTCCGAGTATTACCGTTGTGTAGTCCATGTTGTGTTTATTTGGTTGTTTGCGTGATGCTGACCACACCTTGCGGCAGGCCAACCGATCCGCTCCAAGACACGGCAAGCGATGCCTGCGGGCTTGTGAACGAATCAAAAATGCTCCAGTTGTCGGCGCGATCACCCAACCGCCACGCGATTGTGGAAATTCCCCGCTCGACTAATTCGTCCAGCGTCCAAAACGTGAAACAGTCATGCTCGTCCACATACATGGCCAACACATCGAAGTCGCCGCGCTCATACAGTGAGTAGCGTTTGCCGTAGTCCTTGGGGTTGGCGGCGCAAGTTGGCTTGCCAGATCCGACCATAATCTTCCACTTGCCCGCGTCCTTTTGATACACGCCCTTCTTGATCTGCACCGAGATAGGTCGATTCGGCGGGCGGAACAAAATGACATCGGCTGGCGTGGCGTGGCCGTGGGGAGAGTAGACGTGCCATCCAGCGCGGCGGGCGCGTGGCAGAAATTCCAGTTCGGCTATCGACCCAGAGTCGCAAGCCTCCACGCTCAACACGTCTTCGCGTGGAGCGTCGTATTCGGTAAGATCAAAAAGAGCGGCAGTCATTTCGCGGATTCCTTTTTGCCTTCAATGAGCGCCCGGATGTCAGCAATGTCATAGCGGGTTCCATGCGCCGAAAGTTTCACGGCGGGCAAATGCAGCTTCACCTTGTTGCGGCTGATGCGGAGCATCTCGGCGGCTTCCTTCGTGGTGACAAGCTGTGGGATCACGCCGCCTCCCCGTTTAATTTTTCGACCAACAGCACGCGGACGTAGGACGAAAGGCTCATTCCCTTTTGAAACGCGGCCTTGCGCGCAACGCGGATCAAATCCCCCGGTAGTGATATGCCTGCGGCTTTGGCTTTCTTGTTTTCCGCAACTGGTTTTCTCGCCATGCGAGAAGGTCTACCAAGGATTGTCACACCTTGTCAAAGCATAAAATGGGGTGTTTTGCCTATACCCCAAAAATTGACAAGAATTGGGCTTTCCCTACGTTAAAGGCGTGGCCTATCCCAAAAAAGATCCGAGCAAGCACTCCGTAAACGCGGGCGTCAGCTTCCCGGCAGACGTGAAGAAGCGCGCCACCGCTTTGGCCGAGGCCGAAAACAAAAGCCTTTCTCGGTATGTCTACGAGTTAGTGCTCAAACAGCTTGAGAAAGCGGATGCAGCCCTTGAGAGGGAGACGAAGGCCCGCGCAGCAAAGGCCGACACAAGCATGAAAAAGCGCCGTTAAAAGGTGAAGAATGGTTTCCATTTCGTTGGGGTTTATATCGGGGGGCGTAGGACAACCGCTGACTTTGCCCCCCCCCCCGCAAATCAATAATTAGGGAATGAAAACCGATACGGTCAAAGTGGGATCATTTTCCGCCCACCTTTGGCTGGCCTCTGACGGACGCTGGAAATGGCACACCCACAAGGCCGGGCGGCGCATCCTTTGCACCGCCAAAAACCTCGACCGCGCCCGCGACAAAGCCCGCGCCCAGCTTAAAGCCATCCGGATCGGCAAGGCAGACTTGTCCGAGATCACTCCCGCCCTGCTCTCCGAGTTCCAGCAGTGGCGAGCCACGCGGCTGGAATCGCCCAAGGTGTCCGAGGCCGTGACTCGCTACATGGCGCACCTCAACGATCGCAAGGTGCAAGAGACGCGCATTGTGGCCTCCGACCTTGATAAGTTTGCCAAGGCCCACCCTTGCCGCATGAGCGAGGTCACTCCCGACCAGATCCGCGACTACCTCGACCGCCTGCCTGTTGGCCCTCGCCGCTACAACAATGTCCGCACCGCGCTTGTCAGCTTCTTTTCGTGGGCGCGCAAGTCGGCGCTCATCCCTGACGGCATGACCGCGCCAGAGCGCACACACACCAAGACCTTGGACACAAAGCCTGTGGCGATCTACACGCCGAAGGAGTTCCGCGCCCTACTTGCCGCCGCCCCAAGCGAATGGCGGCTCGCCCTGGCAATCGGTGGCCTTGCTGGCCTACGCACCGAAGAGATCCAAGGACTGCGCTGGGAGGACATTAAGCTCGGCAGAAAGCACATCGAGGTGCGGCCAGAGATTTGCAAAACCAAACGCCGCCGCCTCGTCCCGATCCTGCCTGCACTGGCAACGTGGATTCGCAAAAGCGAGCCGCAGCCCGGCGGCATGGTTGCCCCGCAAGATAGGATCGACAATTTGGCAAAGCGCCTGCGCCGAAAAAAGGTGCTCTGGGTAAAGAATGGGCTGCGACATTCTTTCGGAAGTTACCGATGCGCCGCCGTGAAAAGTGCCTCACAGGTGGCCTTAGAAATGGGCAACTCCGAGGCCGTAGTCCGCAAGAACTACCTTGAAATGCAGGAAAGAAAGGCCGCAACCGACTGGTTCAAAACTGGTTACTTTCCTCTCTCAAATTCTGTAAGTCGTTGATTATTAAGATGCCGGCGGAGGGGGTCGAATCTACACTACTTGGTTTGAGTGGCTCCAAATGGTGCCATGCTACACAGGAAATTGAGAAAATCGGGCGATAACATAGAGTCGGAATAGTGGTTACTTTCTGGTTTCATTTGGCAAAATATTTTCACCCACACGCCACGTTGACCGCAACAGAGTAAAAAAGCCGTAGTGTGGGGGCTTGTGGGGGATTCGCTTCATGGAGTAACCGGGATGTAACCAGTTTTATATGACTTGACATACGGCTCGCCCTTGCATGGCGGCTAAAAAATCCACTCGGCCCCGTCTCCTTGTCGTAGTCAGTGACCTCCATTGCGGAAGTTCAGTCGGCCTCATGCCGCCAGATTCCGAAATCATCGGCGGCAATACAATCGGATTCGGCACCAATTACCATCAACGCTGGCTTTGGGACTGTTGGCAGGACGCGCAGAAACAAGTCGCCAAACTCGCCGGGAACGATCCGCTTTGCTTGCTGGTCAACGGCGATGCGACCGAGGGCATCCACCACCGCTCGCCCGAAGTTGTCGCCAGCTTAATCGAACATCATTGCCAGATGGCCGCAGTCGCCCTGAAGCCTTGGGCAGATCGCGCCGTGAAAACCTACGTCACTCGCGGAACCGAGTGCCATACGCACGATGTGGAAAGCTACCTCGCCCGCCTGCTTAACGCCGAAGACGGCAAGGCCCGCGACAAGTGGCTGCTCAACATCGCGGGGTGCCAAGTGGACGCCGCGCACCATATCGGCACCACGGCCCGCACCTACCTTGAAGCCTCCCTGCTTTCCATTGTCCTTGGCAACGCTCGCCTGAACAGCGTCCGCGCAGGGCATCCCGTGTCCCAAGTCTATCTGCGCGCCCATCGTCATTGCGGCGGGGTCTATTCGGACGGCTCTGGCCTCATGGCTGTTACGGGCGCTTGGCAGTTCCTAACAAGGCACGGCCACAAGGTTGTCGGTGATGCCATCCCCCGGCCTTCCGTGCTGGTCTTGGATTGGCGCGACAAGCCAAACGGTTCCCTGCCTACGGCGCACCATATCTTTTTCAATCCGCCAGCGCCCGAAGTTGCCGAGGTATGAAAGAAAAACTCAAAGACAAATACCACGACTGCGGCCACCGCCCGCGCAACACGGACAAGCGCAAGCGGACGGCCAAGGTTAAGCCACCAACGCAAAACGACATACAGCAGCCA